TCTAGAGCCCCATGTATTCTGGCTCGCTATGAAGTCGCTCACAATGGCGGAGCCGCATACATCGTACCGTACACCACTTTCCTTAGAATCAGCAGTACTCTTTTTGTTTGAAACCGTGCGCACCCATTCATCCCTGCTGCCTCCGCAGCAAACGCATAAAAAAGACACGCCACTACAAAATGAACTCGTCCACGAGTCCGCCGGTGGAGTCGGCGTTAGCGCTACTCCAATCAGTGCCGCTGCCCCCGCTGAAACCACAAAAGCGACACCAACCGCTAAGCCCGCAAGAGTTCGACGAAGCAAAAAGGCAGATAGCTAGTGGCTGGGAACAGCAGACCATTTTCTCATTGTTAGAGAACCCAGCCACGCAAGGACTCAAATACGAGCTTTGGCAGGGAAGTACACTCTTTTTGATTACACCGGACCTAGGAAAGTCTACAGAGGTCGCACGAACAACGGATGCGATACTCAAATGGTTAGGAGCCGCACCAGGATTTAAGATTTATCTATGGTATCGTGATGACCCACGGGAAATCAAGGCAAATCAGTGGCCGACAAAAGCGCAGGTCAATGGTGGATGGACAATTGTTGGTACCTCGAATATTGTGATTTATCGTAAAGAGGAATGGGAGCGGGTGCTTATTCACGAAATGATTCACGCTATGAAGTGGGATTGGAAGGTCGGACCGGCGCCGGCACCGTGCTGGAAGATGAATAAGACCGATAAACTCAATCCGCATTTATTTGAAGCTTGGACCGAGTTATATGCTGAATGGCTGGCGTGCGAATGGTATGGCAAACCGTGGGAGAGACAGCGTAAGTGGCAGGACGCACAGGCGGTCCAACTCTTGGCGAGGGCTACTCACCGATGGGAGGAGAATACGAGTGTATTTGCGTATTATGTGCTAAAAGCAGCCCTCGCCCCCCATTTTGAATTTTTGTGGGTCTTTGGACAAGGGACAACCGATGAGGAGAAGAAATATGTAATGTGTGGTTTGGTGACACCTGAGTTAGAACGGTTACGCACTATAGCAAAGCACACAACCCCTCAAGACATGAGTTTAAGAATGAGTGTGCCGAACGTTCTTGAGGGATTTAAGAGATAAAAAAAGTGAGCCCCCTACTACGAGTCTGTCGATTGAGCACTCCGAAGCTACCCACTTCATCGTTAATAATTTCTTCTTTCGTCTCCTTCCTTCTACAATGGGCATCCGTGGACTTACTGGCTGGATCCGGTGGGCGGCACCGGCAGCCATCAAATCGCCCAATTGGGCATCCTTCACCAAGAAACGTATCGGCATTGACATTCTTGGTTTCCTCTACAAGGCGAAAGCCGACAAAACACATCCAATTACTTACATTGCGCACCTGATTGCGAAATGTAGGGAATATAATATTATACCGATTCCGGTCTTTGACGGCAAGCCACCGGACGAAAAGCGGGAAACAATCAAACAGCGTAATGAAGCACGACTCAAAAATGACCAGAAACTCCAACAGTTGTCAACTGATATTGAGAATGTTGATATGACAAAAGAGCAGCGTGATACGCTTACGAAAGAGATTGGCAGTCTTTCGGCAGGGTCCGTCTACGTGACGACCGACGAGCGTGATGAGGTGAAGCGACTGCTGTATGCGGCGGGTGTTCTCTTCTTGAATGCCAATGGCGAAGCGGACAATGTTTTGGCGTATTTGATGCGCCGTGGTGAATTGGATGCTGTGATGAGTAATGATATGGATTTGCTGGCACGTGGTGTCCATACTATGCTTGTTCCTGAACGAATGGGCGTTCCAGGCGATACGACCGGCTGGATTATCTACGAACTCAGTAATATTTTACAGCATGCTGGACTGTCATACTCGCAGTTTCTAGAAATGTGTGTTCTGATGGGATCCGATTATACAAACAAGGCGAAGTCTTTGCCATTCAAGCAATCGTACTTTACAATTAAATATAAGGGCAATCTTCACAAAGCGTTGGAGTCCATTCGTATTATGGACTTTCTTCCTTACGATAGGGCAATTGATATGCTCAACGGACGAAACGAAACGGTTGAATCTCTCATGAGCGAGAAGCAGTGGATGAAGTGGTCACTGTGGAAGAAGGGAGATAAGAATGCTATCGTATCAGAGACTCCGTATCTTGATATTCTTCGTACACAGCATCTCAAAGATATGGACGCCGACCAATTCAGTAAACTCTATCAGTCTGATATCTTAGTATTATAAGTCATGGTTGCCGATGTACGCATAACCATATAGAAGGTTCCTATCGTTAAAATAAATAAAATCAAAAAGAGTATTGCTGAAAGCAGTATATATGGAAAAATACGATTAATAATATGCGAAATAATCGGGTCAAGTACCGATTGGATTCGTGCTTGATTTTCGGGAGACCTTAACAAAATCAGTATTTTATCACCAATATGTTCCGCCAAATCGCCAGTTGCTTCTGTATATCGGTCACGCTGTCCCGACGAACTAAGAAGAGTTCCAGCACTCATTGAGATGGGGTGCGGAACTATTTTTCAACGTACATCGCAGCTCAAATCAGAACCAATGTTTGGAGTCCCGGAACGTCGTGCCAATGGAAATAACGTATATTTTTACGTGCCGATGGCGAAACCAGCACCCCTGGGAGCACGCCTACGAATGGATAAGACTCTTACAATACTTCCCGACCCGGTAGTACAGCCAAAGTTTAAGGAACTTCAGAATAAAGTATTAAATGAACTTACAAAGACGGAGACGCTCTTTAAAAACAAGCCGTCCTTTGAATCGTTAGAACGTATTACACCACAGTGGGGCATTATATATGATGATACAAACACTCCGCACTGGAACGAGTATACGCAAAAAGAATTTTTCTTTGATGTGAAGGAAGGTGCATATACAAATTCTATCGTTGACTTGGAGTTAATCGGTATTCTTATTACCCGGTCTACCATCTCGCCAAAGTTTGCCGTGAAGTTCTTGGAGAAGGATAGTCAGAACGATATCATTGACTTCGATTGGCAGACTCCGGTAAAGGAGATTGAGGAGGTAAACGATCTTGAGGCAGCCGCAACAAATGCGAATATTACATTACGTAGCCCGGCATTAATAGCAAAAGAGAAAGCGGCGGCGAAAGAATATGTAAAGGTCCTCTTCCGGACTGCCGACGAGGCTAGACAAACCGCCCTCGGTGCGATGAACGACTTTTTTAGAAAATATGAGGTGTCCGACGATGAGTCCGAATTTAGCGATTGGGTGTCAGACGACGATGCCTCAATAAACAGCGAGGCGTAAAAAAAATACAAACAAGGGAATTAGAGAAAATGTCTTCGCGAACACCACTCCTGGTCGGTCTAGCCGTATTGGTTGCCTTAGGTTTGTTCTTTGTATTAGATCCTACGCTCGGTGGACTTCTTAAGGGCAAGCGCCACTGGCGCCGTGAGGGTTTCCAGAACTCCGGTCCTACTACAATGATGACTGGTCCCCAGTCGATGACCGGCACACCCGCCAATGCTTTTCCTACACCTGGACCGGTTGACCTCGCCCGTGTAATGAATGCGACTCAGAACGCCACACCCCTTGGAACAACTGTCAGCCCCGATACACCACCCAACCCAGGCATGCACGCCGTCAAGGAGGGCTTCCAGGATGCGCCTTCCCCAATGCCATTTGCCGCTGCTTCTACACCATCCAACTGCTACCCTAAGAATCAGCTCGCCCCTCAGGAACTCCTCCCCAATGACCCCAACTCCAAGTGGGCGCAGGTGAACCCTCAGGGTGCTGGTGATATTGCCGGCAAGAACTTCTTGAACGCTGGTGCCCTCATCGGTGTCAACACGGTCGGTCAGTCTCTCCGCAACGCCTCTTGGGATCTCCGCTCGGAGCCGCCGAACCCGCAGGTGAACGTGAGCCCATGGCTGAATTCGACAATAGAACCGGACGTAAATCGTAGAGTACTAGAGATTGCGTAGGAAAATTATTAAATTTTAAAATTTTATGGTTCTAATTTTTTTTGCCCTCCCCTACCCCCTTGCCTCTCTCTTTGAAAAAGTTGAACTTCGTTCATCTATTTCAAATAACCCAAACCATCTAAATAAATGCCGCCCCGGCTAGCATTTGATGACGTAAAACGAATATTTGAAGCCGCTAAATGTACATTGGTATCCAAGGAATATAAAACGAATAAGAAACCTTTAGAGTATCTTTGTTCTTGTGGAAATACTGAAGTACATACAACAAGACTAGATATATTCAACAGAGGTATACGCTGTAAGAACTGCCGTCAGGAACGATTGAAAGCAACAAATATGGAACGATTTGGTTATGAGTATATAAGCCAAGATCCAGCTAAGAAGCAAGCAGTTCTAAAAGGTATGTTAAAATACATAGAAGATAAAAAACATACAATTGAAGAATTAAGAGATATTTATAAAAAAGCAGGATGCGAACTCCTAGAATCAACCTATAAAGATAATACAACTCGAATGCGATTCAAATGTGTTTGTGGAAAAGAAGGTAAAATATCATTCAATAAATTTAACAAAGGACAACGTTGCTCAAATAAGAAATGTATAAACAAACGTAAAGATCAAACAAATATCAGTAAATTTGGCGTAACAAATTATGCCAAGACAGAAGAATGTAAAACTCGGCGTAAGGCGACATGTATGAAAAATTTTGGAGTTGAACACGCTATGCAAAGTGCTGATATTCAAGATAAAGTAGAAAAGACCGGTTATAGTTATAAAATTTATACATTTCCATCTGGCAAGCAAGTTAATATTCAAGGGTATGAAAATTACATCTTAGATTATGTCTTACTTTCATTTGACGAAGATGATATTCTTGTAGGTCGTAAGCAACAGCCTGAGATTTGGTACACAGATACAAAAGGGATAAAACATAGATATTTTAGCGATATATATATACCATCTGAGAAGTTGATTGTTGAAGTCAAAAGCACGTGGACATATGAAAAAGGTATGAAAGACGGAAAGATTCCATTACAAAAAGCAGCTTGTATCGCCCAAGGATATAATTATACTTGCTTTATCGTTGGAGAGAATGGTATTCTTGAAACTCCCGACGACTGACATTACGTATATAGCACCGACGTAGGAATCACCAGAGGCGCCCCACCCTCACGCACCATCGCCTGATAGAACGAAATGGCATTCTTATACACTCCGCCTCCATCCACCGATGTCGGCACTGTCGCCACCGCTACGCCGCCACAGAGGCGCCAGTTCTCCCCAAGAGCTGCCGTTACTTTTGCTGTTAGCCCGTCGGGCGTATCCGCATAGACCACCATATACTCCATTATCCTATTGTTAGAAGTACAGCGATACAAAGGAATCTCAATTTTGTACATCCTAAAGTAAGGATATGAACGATTCTATTCTCCCATGGGCTTTCTTAGCGGGTGTGGTAGGTCTAGGATACGCTGGACTCGCTATGAAGGAATCAAAGTATCCTGTCGCACTCACGAAATCAACGGTAGACGGCGAAATGTATCTCGTCCGTAATCTTCCCGATAAGCAGGACGCAGCGGATCGTCTTGCCCGTGTACGTGGTCGTCTTCTCAAACTTCGTGATTACCTAAGGAATAAGTATTACGATAAGAAGTTTGTAAAACAGATGATTGATAACTTTGACTGCTCGGCACAGCGTTTTAGTGAATCTACACCGGATGCGCAGTATACATCGTACTCGGTGAATAAGGGTGAGCAGATTTTTATGTGTCTGCGACAGCGTGATGAAAAGGAACAACTTGTACAGGAAAATATTGTTGTATTTGTGGCGCTACACGAAATGAGCCATGTTGGTACGAGTAGTATAGGACATACACCGGAGTTTTGGAACCATTTTGCGTGGTTGCTGGAGCAGGCGGAGGCGACGGGTGTATATGAATATACAAATTTTTCGGCACATCCTGTTGAGTACTGTGGCGTCCATATTACGGATTCTCCTAAGTATAAGGAGACCGTAGATGACGGTTTGAAAGATTAGATTAGACCTAAGAATTCAAAACGCAAACCACAATAGCAATGGACATAACAGAACCGTCCCGGTTGCCTTCATTAGGACCACGGGCAATTACGATACTTTCTCATTTGGATGAGACCCGTATGGTAAAATTAGATGATTCTAGATTCACGGCAATCTTTCCGTTTGAGACACTTTTTAGTCTCAAACAGCATATTGCTGTTACTCTAAAAACATCGCCGCCAAACCAACTTTATATTGCGATGGAAATCGGACCGAATCAATTCAGACCGCTAGAGTTTAGTTGGCCGTTTCTAGGAGACAAAGGGCTACCGAATCCCCACGACCCTGCCGTGCTGCGACAGCCAGATTCGCGGATTTATGAAGACGATGCTAAAAAACCGGTCTATCCTACAATTTATAGCGGAGTCACACTTGAAAATACGCTACTTGTCGCCCAGCCCGAGCAGCCCACAATTCACGTATGGACGTTAGAATCGTTGCTACGACCGGATCAACCGCTCGACGAGCCCGTGTTTGAGGGATTTGTAAAACTCTATTTCCCCCAACTTCGTTCGCAGCCAACATCGCTACGAATGAGCACCGCCGATTTACAAACATTGAGCGAATATCGCACATATATGGATACACGCTTATCTCGCCTAGAAACAGGCGTTATATCGGATATCGTAAAGGATGCCGAACTTCCTGAACTGACAAAACTCTATATTTATAAGTCTATTCTACCAAAAGCACCCAATTACAATTCATCGCTCTTGGAACTCAAATTCTACGAAATGATTCCTACACCGTCCAAGCCGTTTTTACGCTATTTTTCGGCGAAGGACCGTGTACCGTCTATTATTAAAGTGGCAACCGCAAGAGACGGAAAGCCGTATATTACCAATGAAAAATTATTGGATAGTTTGATGGCGGATAAGCCCTCCACCGATATGGGGGCGATTATTCTTATCAAGCGTCCTATTGACGACCCAAAAGTACTCGGTATATGCTGGACGGTGCGAATTTACGAGGATGGAAGCGCAGAGATGTATATTGGCGCACCCCGTCGTGGTGTCAGCGTATCTGCGAAAACCGTAAACGCTGCGCAGTCGGTCCTGAGAGACATGTTAGCGGGAACACCCTGGGAAAATATAGAGCCCGCCAGTATTAAGCTCTGCGATCTAACGGCAGAATACGAATTTACGACGAATCTTGGAGGACGCAAGCCAGGCAAGGTAGAGCTTGTAAATCGTGTGGATACCTTTACCCCACTGTTCTCTATAGATCCGCCGTTTGAAGATGAGACGCCACAGGCGGCACTCATTCTACGATACAAGGGAGTCAGTAATTACGTACAATATTCAAATCCAATTATGAATTATCTCACCTTGCTATATCTTAACCGTGGATCGAAGACGGAGGTGGATGTACCGAGAGGTGCCTATATCAAAGCACTTGTAAAAGAGTTTGGTATTTCGTTGGAGGAGGCAACACAGGCGGAGGAAGACTGGATTCAACGCCATTCAACGCACGTTATTATGTATAAAAGCGGTAAAGGGGACGATTTACGTATAAAAGATTTGGCGATTCGCGATGCTAGATGTAGCGTCAAAAATCCTCCTACCACCGAGGAGGATACGACGGTCGCGGCGTACAATGTAGGTGCGGCAATCCGACTCTATAACGACCATCCGAAATATCGTATTTTGATTACGGGATGCGAGTCCACCCGTGACCTGGAACGAATGCTCACACTGATGACTCTATTTTTGTCAGAAAGCACAGAGACCCTCAAAGTAGACAAGACGGCAAAAGCGGAGGAA